CACTCAACCAGGGTGTCATAAATCAACTCGGGGTCGCCGTCCTCAGTGGCGAAGTTCAGCTGCTTGGCAACCGCGTTCATTTCGTCCTGCATGTCTATAAATAGCTCTTTAACTGCGCCCATCATGCACCTGCCTTAATGGCCTCTTCGACCGTAACTTCTTTGATGTCCCACTCGGGCTGTAACAAGCTAGCAAACAATTCGGCTTCGCTGCGTGTTCCGTAGGTGCGAATCGTATGCCATTTTCTATCAATGAACAAGCGGACTGCGAATATCGTCATTAGATTGACTCCAAAGCTGTCTCGATTGCGCCAGCGATTAGTTCGATGCTAACTGCAGCAAAGCCAGTGAGACGAGCTTCCCCTGCGTTGATGCCGTTGTCAACAACCGCACGCACCACAACGACGTTGTCATCAACGAAAGCAACTACGCCTTGGCGCATGTACTTGAAGCCATCGTTGGTCGCTGCTACTCCCTTGTGGTCGTCTTTCCACACGTACTGCACTCCACCACTAGCCGTTTCGGTGTTGTCACCGTATTCGCTGACAAGGCGGTCTATCGCGTACTGGATTGCATCTGCTGGTGTCATTATGCACCTGCCTTTACAAGGTAATTGAGCTCGCACTGCAACTCGTAAACTGCCATTTCGAAGTTCTCAATGTCGCGAATGTGGACGTCAGTAGCGACTGCCTCAAGGCGATTTCCAAGCTTGCAGTCTGTGTTGTCAGCATTCCAAATCATTTCGCGACCGACCAAGTAAAGACGGAACAAACCGCCGTCTTTGTAAGCGCGAATGTGACCGTCTGCTGTCTTTGCGTAGCACTTGCCAAGCTCTGCTGCGTATTGTGTTTTTGTCATTTTCTTGCCTTCCGTTTGTTGGACCCTCTCGGGCTTATGGGATAAGCGTAGCACTCCCGTGTATACGCTGTCAATACAATAGCAATATCGGCGTGGTGTCTTGTTTGTCACATCTCGGACATAGCGAAAGACCCCCACCGCTGGGGGTGCCAGTGGTGGGGGTCGGTGTCGCTTAGGCTAGTTTGAGCCCTTGCCGAACTCTTTTTCGTTTGGGTCTATCGCCTTGATGATTGGTCCGAGGACTGCGGCCAAGCCAGCTGCAAGATAATCTCTTAGCGGGCGGTTGGAGTCCACAAGGTAAAGCGCTACTGCGGCCGAGGCTGCAGCTCTGAGGTAGGTCTTGACGATTGGGGTCAGGGTTTCGAGTTTCATTATGCTCCTTTTTTAGGTCGTGCCACTGCCATGATGAGTGGATAAGCACGCTTTTTGATGTAGAAGCCGTCGCCGTTGGACTGACTTCCAGCCTTGCCGCTGCTGGTGTTGCCTTCCCACACGTTGATGTACTTCAGGGTCTTGTTGTGCCAGCGGACAATGCCGACGTGGTCGGGTTGTGCGTCTGCGTCGAACTGGAAAAAGACCAAGTCCCCACGCTCTGCCTGTCCGATTGGGACCAGTTGGTTGTTCTTAGACAAATACTTAAGCCACTCATCGCAAGAAGCGAAGCCTTTTGGCTTGGTCTTAGGTGCGACTTGTGCAATCATGCCAGCTTCGTGGTAAACCTTTGATGCCGCCATCGCGCACCATGGTTGGTTGTTCAGTCCGAACCACTTGCCGAATGTCGTGTTGTTGTTGCCAGTCTCGGTGTAGCCGACGTAGCCGTCTGCAATCTCGGTCAGGGCCTTCACTTTTTCTCCTTGGTTAGCATCGCGATTACCAGCTCCATTTGGCTTTCAAGCCTGGTGACGCTGTCTTTGAGGCTTGAACCACCGTTCGGCTTCAGTTCATTCAGGAAGTGTTTTACCAACCAGCGAACTGCTATAACGAACGAGCCTGTTATCGATATGACCGCCAGTATTAGTGCAGCCCAGTCATTCACGGTCATCTCTCTCCTTGAGTTTTGATTCGAGCTCTGCGACCCGTGCGGTCAGCATCGCTTTGTCCAGCGCAAAGAGGCCGATTTGCTCTCTTAGTGCTGCGACTACCATATTGATGTCTAGTTGTGTGTTGCTATCCATTTGTTCCCCCTTGTTTGAGCCATTTCACGAATATGATTGGCAAATCTGGGTGCAGCGGCTGTGCCTCTGCTTTCGCTTGCTCGGGGTCAGCAGCCGACACCTGCTCTGTGACTAGAATGCCATCATCATTGAAACCAACCAAATACTCTTTCATTATTCGCCCTCTAACGCATCAACTCGAGCTGTCAAGTCTTGAATCAAAGCCAAAAGCCCAGGCACGACATAGCGGTCGTTCCAGGATTCGATGACACCATCAACTTGGTCTGCGGCGATTGAATATGCTGATGCAACTTCTTCTGCAATAAAGCCTGGGAGCAAAGCACCAGCTCTGTCGTCTGCAGCGTCTAGGTAGTCGGTTTTGTACTTGAACGCACGAACTGGCAAACCAAGCAGCTTGCGTGGGTCAAGTTCTGCCACCGTGCGAATGTCAACGATATTTTCTTTGTAGCGCTGGCTTGACGCCGTGCTGCGTCTTGTTAACCCAGTGGTTGCCGACATCCATGTATTCGCAGCGTTGGTGGTGGTTGTGGTGTCTTGGTTGTAGAAGTTTGTGAGACTGTAGAAATCTCCACTCACCACGACGCCAGTGGTGCTGACTTGCACATACTTGGTTGAGCTGAACGCGATACGAGCGTCACCCGATGAAACGTAAGCGTTTGGATAAGTAGTTACGGCTGGGTTAAAAGTCGAGCCGTAATGCATCACAATGCCATCAATGGAAGCTGGGCCGATGTGGCCAACGGTCGTACTGGCTTCTGTAAAGGAAAGCGAGTTGGTAGAAGCCGAAACTGTAACTCGGCGAGCACCCGACGAAGTGCGAACCGTAAAAGCGGTTAGTGTGCCAGCTATCAAACGGTCCACCGTAATAGAGCCCGCCTCGATTTCGGCTGCTGTGATTGTTTCTGCTGCAATTTCAGCTGCGGTGATTGTAGCGCCCGCGATTTGGTCTGCAGTGATGGTGGCAGTGGCGATGTTGCTGGCCGTGATTGTGGTGGCTGCGATTTTGGCACCAGTGATGGTGGCCGCCGCGATGTTGACAGCTTCAATCGTGCCAGTGGCGATTTTTGCGCCAGTGATTGTGCCAGCCGCAATCGAAACAGCCTCAATCGTACCAGCAACCAACTTTGCGCCAGTGATGCTGGCTGCTTGTATGCGGTCTGCATTCAAAACGCCAGTCGATATGTTGCCAGCGTTGATGTTTGAGACTGTGATAACAGAAGCATCAATCGTGCCAGCTGTGAGCTTGTTAGCAGAAAGCGAAGCAAGCGCTTCGTTGCCTAAAGTAAAAGCCGAAAATGCGCCGCTTGTGTACCTGTAGAACTTGTTGTCGTCATCTGTGTCAAACCAAAGGTCACCCTCTGCAAATGGGCCAGTCGTTGGCATTGTGGTTTGGCGGTAGATGCGGTTTTTACCGTCAGCTGTTGTTTGCGCTGCTGTTGCCGCCGCAGATGCCGCTGCCGCCGCTGCTGTTGCTGCCGCTGCTGCGGACGAAGCCGCTGCTGCTCCAGCTGCCGCTGCTGCCGCTGCATCTTCTGCAGCTTGAATGCCGAGGTCGCGGACAGACACCCAAGCAGTGCCAGTCCAGTAGTATTGAATGTTGTCATCGTCAGTGTCAAACCAAACGTCGCCCTCGGTTAGTGGGAAAACAGAGCCGTCGGGTGCTGTTGGTTGGCGGTATATGTGGTTCTTGCCGTTGACAGATGCTTCGATTGAGTTGATTTCTGTTTGGAGTTCGTCAGTCTCCTCGGTTGTGGCAGCGACGATTGGAATAATAGAAGTCTGAGTCATGCCAGTTGAAGTGACGGTGACTGGTGTGATTGTGATTTGCGGACAAAGTGGCATCGCTCCCCCTAGAGTGTAATCGTGTAAGGGTCAACTACCGAGGTGAAGTAGCTGACGCGCCAGTTGTCGGCAGTGATGGAGTGCGCAAGGCCCTCGACCACGCTGTTGATTGTGATATTGCGGCCATCGTACGTCAAACGCTTGACTTGAACCAAGTCGTTTAGCTCAGTCTCGAGCATATCAGTCGCAAGTGCGCCGATACCGATAGCTGTGAAGTCAATCTGCTCAGCCAAAACCACGGCGTCTGCGTCTTTGCGAGCAGCGTAGAGCGCGAGGTTTGCGGCGCTGGTCTCGCTAAAAATCGGAGCGTCTAGTTTCTTAGATTTCAACCCGTAAGTCGAAACGCTAGAGGTGTAGCGGGCTGTTTTTTGTGCCTTCTTTGGGCCTCTGAATACGATGGCCTCGTTATAGACATAGTCGGTGCCAGGGTTTGTGATAATGCCATCATAGCCGACGCTGTTGGCGTCGCCTTGGTCGGAGAATAGAAGCCTCGTTGGGCGGGTGAACTTGTTTGCGATGTCCACAAGCGTGGCGACTCCAGTGCGGCTAACGTAAAAACGCCCACCCACACAGTTCGCACACTGCTCAAGCATTTCAAGACAGCTCATGTTTTGTTTGGTCTTTTGCATCACCGTGGTGCCAGTCAAACTGCGGCCACCAGTCCAGTCTGCAAGGTCCAAAGCACGGGCCGCACGAAGCGCCGCTGTCTCTTGGAACTGAGAAGTTGCAAGCGCTGGTGCGATTGCTTTTGCAATCTGAGCCAAGCCGTCCACAAAAGTCAACGAAACCGTCGGATAGATGCCTTGGTTGACTGCGTTGTCCTCAAGAAATCCAGTGTAAATGACGGTGCTGTTGCCAGTGATTCGCACTTGCATTCCAGCGATAAGGACGTTGTACCATGGGCTTGAAGTGTTGCTTGGGTCAAACGCGCCTGATTGGTTGTTGAGAACAACAGCTGCAGTGCCAGATTCCAAAAAGTCGTTTTGGTATTGGCGGCCGCGTCTGATGTCAACCTCGAGAATGAGGTCAGCACTGACGTTTGTGAAAGAACCGTTGATGCCGAATGCGACTGTGAGCGTTGGTGCGTTTGCTGGCATTAGAGCACCGCAAACTGACTACCCGCACGACGGCGCATGAGTGTAGCCAAGCCGTTCTTGATGCCGTTGATGAGGTCGCCTTGTGAGACCACTGAGCCTGCGACATTCACTGTGATGTTGCCCCCGTTCATAGTGGTGTTCTTTGCAATATTGCCGTGGCCAGCAGAAGCAAGCAACGAAATAGTCGGGCTAGAAATGCCCAGCGCTCGTTGTTTGAGTTGATTGCGCCTGATAGCTTCGAGTGTGATTGGGTCTTGCGCGGCAAGGTTCTTGCCACCGAGCCCAAACTGCTTGAGGCGGTTCAAGCCTTTTGTAACTTCGATATCTTCTTTTTGGGCAGCGGTCAGATTCTGAGTCGCTGTGGTCATGCCCTTGATGCCTTTGGTGTAGTCTTCAGCTTTTGCACTAAAGCCCTTGGTGTCAATGCCGAACTTGCCCAGCGTGTCAAGTGCTTTGTCAGAATCCTTGTTGAACTTGTTGGCAGCGACGCCGATAGCGCCCAAAGCAACTGCAAATGCGGCTGCTCCAGTAGCGGCAGAAACACCACCAGTGGCAAGTGCCGTGGCTGCAGCTGAAGCAAGCGAAACGGTGCGCAAAGCCTTCATGACCTTGATTATTGCGCCGATTCCACTGATAAGAGCGGTAGTTGCGGCTGCTACCTTGGCGCCAAAGAAGGCTGCCACGATAACTGCACCGAGTGTTGCGAATACTTTGATATTGCGAGACACAAACGAAAACACATCAAACATCAACTTGGCAAAAGCGATGCCGTAGCTGATTGAAGTCTTGAAACCAGCAGCGATTTTGTCGCCGTTTTCGTCCACGAACTTCTGAATGGCTGGGATTGCTCTGTTGATAATGAGGTCAGCAAAGGCCTTGACTTGTGGCAGGAGCTTGTAGCCGAGAGACTCTGAGGCTTCGCCAAATGCAAGCCTGATGCGCTCCATTTGTCCTGCAAAAGTGTTGGCAGCGGCTGCTGCCGCGCCCTTGGTTTCTGCTGTGATGTCTTTAAGTGCCGCGGCGAAGTCTTTCGACTTGACAGTTGCTGCTGAAATCTGTGGAAAGAGCTTCTTGAGTGCGCCAACGTTGCCGCCGTAGCCTTTTGACAATAAAGTGGCTGCAGTCTGCAGGTCGATGCCTTTGCTTGCAGAAATGTCCATCGCAACACTGAGCAAAGACTGAGCCTTGCCGATGTCGCCAGTGACGGCTGCAAGTCTACCAAGCGCTGGACGAAGCTGGTCGTCTGCAACGCCGAACTCTGCCTGCATGGCGGTGATATACTCTTCGGTAGCTGCGATTGCAGCGTCTGTCGCTCCGACTGTGTTGCGCAGCGAGTTCGCAAGCAGGGTCTGAGACTTTTGGTCCTCGGCTGCTGCTTTGACTGCGTCATAACCGATTTTAGCGGCAAAAGCGCCAGCCGCAAGAGCCGCAATTCCAAACTTCTTAGCTGTAGCGTTGGCGAACTTGCCGAACTTCTTTTCCATCTTTGAGATGTCTTTGACAGCGGCTTTTGTGCCTTTGTCTGAATACTGGGTGAGAATGCGAGCGACTACTGCCCCAACTGCCATGTTTAAACTCGCTCTCTATCTAGGTTCTTTTGCAGGGTGTCCTTGGCCTCGTCGAGGGCTTTTAGGACTTTGATTTCAGCTGCTTTTTTCTTGTCATCAACAGCACGCCAAATCAAGCGCGATGGATTTCTAATCTCGTCGGTGAGGTTGCGAATGAACTGAATACCAGTGCCCGTGCCGCCTGATTTGCGACCTGCGACTTCGATAATCGCACCAGCAGCGGACTCGTTGATGAGTGCGCCAGCGCTGGTTGTGTAATCGCCTCGGACTTTGCCCTGAGCTTTTGATTTGCGAATGCCTTGTTGAATAACCCCTTGGTTATAAGCAGGCCAGCCAGCACCACCGCGAGTGGTCTTTTTTGGTCTGAGTGGGTCGCGTGTTTTCCAGCCGCGCATTGGTGGGTCTGACTTCACAAACCCGCGAGCAGTGCGTTCGGCGTCAGTAAGCACTTCGTTGATGACGGCCTTGAACTTCTTGACCGCATCTTTGTCCATTTGCTTCAAAGCAGAAAGAGTCTCGTCGATTCCTACGAGAATGATTTCACTTTCGCCTTCAGCCATTCTTTTTCGCCCGTTCTTTTAGATAAGCCGTTATTGCTTCAAGCACCCCCTCGGGGGCATCAAGCAAGTCAATCGGAGATATGCCAGTCTCCACCGAGATAGCGGCGACTGTGTATGTTAAGCTATCTCGGTGGATTCGAAAGACGCGTCAGAGTCCAGCTCTGCAGTGATGATGGTGTCCAAGAACTCAGGACCCCACGGCTTCACTACCACGCCATTGACCTGCATTGATTTCCAAGCCAGCCAAAACACGTGCTCGATTTTTTGCTCCTCGCCAAGCAGCTTCGGCATTCCTTTGCCGTACTGTTGCTCGAAAGCTACGATGACGCGAGGTGTCAGTTTGTATGAAGCCTCGACGCCGTCTGTTGTCTTGACCTTGATTGATAAGCCGTCCATTTGTTCCCCCTTAGTAGGTTATGACTTTGTGATTGCGCCGCTGATTGGCCAGGTGACCGAAGCGGTTGCGAGTTCTCCGACGGCTCCATTGAGCGGAGTCCATTCGGAAACCAACGCGCTAAACGAGTATGCAGGCGTGGTAGCCGCAACTGGGCGAACGGTCATTGAAACCGCCGTGCCAAGTGTTGGGTAGATTGTTGCTTCTAAAGCGCTTGTGGCATAGTCTTGATTGAACTCCAGCGAAATGCTGTTGTCCGCAAGCCCAGCCACTCTTGTGCGGGCTGTGTTGCCGAAAGCGGTTGTCTCAACCACGTCAAAAGTCGAGCCGAGTGTCACCGAAGTGACGTAGCTTGAAATGTCTGTGGTACCGAAAGTGACAGCAACGTTGGTTAGAACAATGCGTGCCATTATGAAACCGCCTTTGTTACTTCACCGCTGATTGGCCAAGTCACGCTTGCAGTTGCTAACTCGCCGACAGCGCCATTCAAAGGAGTCCATTCGGAAACCAATGCGCTGAAGCTGTATGATGGGTTTTCTGCTCCTGTAGTTGAACCGTTTGGTTTGACGACCACGTTGGTTGCGCTGCCAAGTAGTGGGTAAATCGTTGCTTCCACGTTGCTTGTTGCGTAGTCTTGGTGGAACTCGAGTGCTACTGAGTTGTCGCCAAGGCCGCCAATACGAGTGCGAGCTGTTGAGCCGAAAGCAGTTGTCTCAACTACGTCGTCATTCGTGGTTAGTGTGACGCTAGCGATGTGGTCACTCAGATTGACTGAGTTGATTGTGATATACGCGTTTGTTAGGACTAATCGGGCCATTATTCTGCGGCTCCTTCTGCTTGTGGCTTAGTTGGGCTATTGCTAGAAAGATGCCCACCACTAACAAGCGCAGCGATGTTGCATCCAGCTTCGAGCAATTCTTTGGTAGCGACTTGGTCGCCTTTTTTCTTGGTGCCGACCTCGAGTGTGTCCGAGGCGATTGTGTAGTTCATGGTTAGTCTCCTTGACCCCATACAGTGATTCGATAACGATAAGACAGGTAGTCGATATCGCCCATTTGGAAAGTGCCCGACTCTGCTGAAGTAACTCGCAACGTGTTGCAAGCACCGCCCAAAGTTCGGTCTGACTCGATGGCCGCCTTGATTGAGTAGTTACCTGAGCCAGCTAGGTATTTGTCCAGCTTGTCTTGCCCTGTGCGCTCCGAAAAGCGCTGGACGATAACAAACACATCAAGATTGGACTGGTCGAGGCCGCGGGCGTTGTTCAAGTCAAAAGTAAAGTCAAGTTGTCCGACGATTGCGCAAGGTGGAACGATGACATCAGGCACTTGGTCGTAGCACCGTAGCCCGTCAATATCGCTGAGGTTCTTTTTCAAGCCTTCTCTGATCTCACTTGGAATCATGCTACTAAGCCGCTCATCTTGCGGAATGGGCGAATCAAGGCTTCAACATCTGGGTCAAGCCGAGATGTGAGCCTAACTGTGCCGATTTCGGGAGTGCCCGCGATGCCAAAAGGCGACTGGCGCCGAATAAAGAGGCGTGAGGCCTGTAACTTGGTGGCCATGGCGATTTCTGCTGGTACAGACGGCCAACCCCAAACAGCTTGGACTCGAACCGATTGCGGGTAAGCATAAGGGAAAATGTAGCGGTCGATAGCGGTGATTCGAGTATATGGCCAACCACGCCGTGCGTTATTGACTGGGTCGATTAAGTAATCGCTAGCTGCAAGAATAGTGGTGTAGGTTTGGTCAAAGTCGTCGTCTAGTGCGATTTGATTAAGAGAGACAAAGTCGTCTAAGTTGGTAATGTACCAACTGTCGGGCGTGTAGTAGCGAGTAATGGGCGCTGCTGTGGTGCCGTCTCGATAAAAGAATCTGCCAGTGTAGTCGTCAATCATGCGGCTAGCGGTCAGAATCGCAGCTTCAAGCGCGGTGTCGTCCTGTATGTCCTCGATTGCAAGCGAGGTCTTCAGAT